GAGTTACCCGCAGAGTCGGCCTTGACCTTGATGTCTACGATAGTCTCACCCGCACGTACCGCATAAGCAATCGCACCAGTACCATTACCTACGATACTTACCGAAGGTGGAGATGTATAACCAGATCCACCATTAGTTACTTTATAACCAACGATTTGTCCTTTTACCGCAGCGTTCTGGACTAGTTGTTGTTGTAGATCTTCGGCAGGAGAATCCGAGTCGGTTGAACCAACAAATCTTACAGGCATATATGCAGATGACAAAAACTTATCTGCACGTAATGCACCGATAGAGTAAAGGAACTTCCACGTGTAACCATCCGCAGTACGGAATGGTGTACCGGTAGTGTTACCAGTAGGTTGGTTGGTAGATAACTGCGAAGAACCATCCTGTTTCTTACCCTGTTCCAAACAGATGTAAATCTCGTTATTCGAGTTGATTACATAGAAAGGATTCTCGGGGAAACCTACATCGTTATCATCATATGCAGAGTAGATAAGGTTAGCAACCCATATTCTACGTGGAATTACATATGAGGCATCTTCGATGAGTTTTGCAGATTGCAAAGAACTTCTTGCCTGTCTGACAGAACGTGAATCATTAGTAGGAACAGTCGCAAGATCAGAAGCATTCCAATCTTCGGATCTACCAATGGCCGCATAGTATCTTACAGAAGAAGAGTCTAAGTCCGTAAGAAGATCATCTAAGACCTGTTTTTTAAATTGATCGGTAATTACTGGCATTTTTTATATATTCCTACGAAGTTGTTACGTTATCAGTTTTATTTATCACAATCCACTGAGTCCCAAACCACATCAAAGTAACAGATTCGTTCTGTGGTAGTATAAGACTTGCATACGCAGCAAGATTACTTGAAGTTTCGTTAATAGTTTGCGTACCCGCACCTTTATTAACAAGATATTTAACTTCACCATTTAGTCCAGATGTACCACTTGCTAAACTGTGTGCACCGGTAGTACCATTGGTGAATAATGTTATTGGTGAATTTGCACTTACAGTACCACCACCTGTCGAAATACCCTGTGTTTTTAATACAAATTTAGAGTCAACTTTAACTCCACCATTACCCGAACCCTTGAGTGATAGTGCGGAGTTTGCTTCACCCGCAGCTTGCACTATTGCAGGTACGTTAGTGGGGGAGTTACCAATTCGAATAAAGTTTGTTGCAGAACCGGAGTCTTGGAATTGTATTAATTCGTTACCCGCACTATCAAGAATCTCTTTACCGATAACCGGAGAGTTAAGAGTAGGATTCTGAAGTGTCTTGTTCTTTAATATTGCGGTGTGGTTATTAAATACAAAAGTATCTGCCGCACCCAACAGTGGTAATGTAATTGTTCTATTCGCAGCCAACTCATTCACTGCAACCACATATCTGTGATTCGATGAAGTGTCATTAATCTGTGGGGTAGTCAAAATAGGACTTAGTAAAGTCTTGTTAGACAATGTTTGTGTTGCAGAGTCCATAACCAATGCACCAGAATAGTTCGGTATTGTAACCGTGTTATCTGCTGTTGGGTTAGCGACTTGCAAACGAGTCTCAAAATTGTTCTCGACAGATCCTTCGAATATAATACCCGAAGAGTCAAAGTCGATCAACGCCATCAGAGATGCACCATCTCCAAGTTTGCTGTAGATCTCTTGGAAGTTTTGTTCAATCTTCAACGATGCAGTACGAAGTGTATCACCCGTACCATCGTTCGCGATTGTGCCTCTGTTTAATACTTGTCTAGTCATTCTCTTTTTACCTAAAGATTATATGTTCTATTTATACTAATAATTGTTATCTATTACTTCACGGAGAGAAATTTCTCCATCAGAATCTCCGACCGGAGTCTGGAATAGATTATTATCAGAATCTATACGAGAAACCTGTGGGTTCCACGTGAAGGTTTCTTGATCTATACTTTCTGTAGATGATAAATCGAATCCAGAGTAAGTAGTTGAACCGTCACTATCATCATCCAACGTTGGGGAATCAGGCGTGAGGTATTCACCAAGACTTGAATACAGTCTATCGAGGTTATCGATTGTAAGATCTTGCACGTCATTCAGGTCATTACCCATAGGTATACCCAGATACAATTCACTTGAGTCTCTGGCCAGACCTGCACTACTACCCATATTTGTTCGGAACTTCAAAGTTCCTCCTTCATCGGTCGCACCAAAGTCGAATAGTGCGGTATGTTGTTGGAAACCAAGTGGTGATAATCCACCAATACCTTCCAATACAATCGGTGGTTTGATTGCTTCGCCCGGATCATACTGTAACTGATCTATTGATGCAGTACCTACGATTTGAGTGAGACCACCAAGGTACATACCGGCAGGATGCACCATGAGTTTATATGCATCACGCCATTGCGCAAGAGAAAGTTCTGATCTAATCTGTATTGCGTAGGTTTGATATAGTTTATTGTCAGTAAGGTACCTTGCACTCTCTGCACCAACCTTAGACTCATTCAACTTGAATATGTATTGTTTTGTGTAAACAACATCTGGTTCAATGTCAAAGAAAGTTTTAAAGAATTGTCGAATACTGTATCTAGTACCTTTGGCACGATACAGATAACTTGAGTATTTTACTGCGGTTCTTTTATCAACAAACCCTTGAAAGTAATTCTGACCTAACAGATACTCATCTTCAAAATAAGTAAGAAGATCCAAATCTGTTTGTGACACATCTCGCGTCTCGAACATGTTGTTCAAAAAACGAGTCAACGAATCTTCTTGATTCTCAAAGTCAAAGTAGGCCTTGATGAAACTTACAAACTTAGGATACTCTGCAAGGATATGCGAAGGTAAGACGGACTCGATCTGATCCGCTCTCAGATTGATGTCACGTCTTGTAGTATCTTTATGTGTTTTATCGAATATTGACATTAGTTACTCGCTGTGGTACGTAAACCTTTCGCACTTAATCTCGTATTATCATAATCTAGAATGTATTCTCTCTGTGGTACTATAGCACTTGCGTTAGCAGGAGTACATGAAAGTTTGATCAACTTCGATTCGTCCGACTTAAATCCTACAAGATTGATGATACCAGAACCGGATTCGTAGAAACCGATGTTGTCGGACTTCACGTCACCTGTACCAACATCAATGATCTGGAGTTTGTTTGTGGTCAGAAGATTTCTAATCTTACAGTTTAATGATTGTCCACCAAAGGTACGTTTGAACGTAGAAGATTCTATAATGAAGTTCACATCATCCGGATTGGCGATAGAAGAAGGAAAACTAAATTTGAAATCCTGTTCTACACCAGCCGAAGGCGTGAAACGTTGTTGCATCTTCACATCTGCGCGAGATGATAGAATAGCAGGACTCACGTCATCTATCAAAGTCAATAAGTTAGACCTACGGAATGCCTGTCCAAACTTACCGGTATTGGTCGAGAAGTAATCTAGCATTACACCTTTAACTTGTTCTTGAAGTGCATTGATCGACAAGTTAGTATAGTCCGGATTGTATTGGAAGAAGACATTGGTTTCGACAAAAGTCTCTACCGGATCAGTAAATTGTAATCCAAACGAGGCAATAGAGAGTTGATCGACCAACACTCCGATATCGAATTTAGTGGTATCTTCTAAGGATTGTGTAACGTCCCCTTTGAATTTTATTGATAAGAAAGTCTGACCATACTCGGGTTGAAGATTATCTTCTCCACCCCAAGCAATGATGTCGTCAATCAATGAACCATATGAACGTAACACCAAGTTAGCATAATCAACGTGTGTTACCATTCTGTTCTGTGTTGCATATCGGAATGGCGCATTTCGTCTAATAGAATCCAATGTTTCTTTATTAGTACCACCGACCGATCTATTGACTGTCGATACTACAGGTAATCTTTGTAGACCACTACCACTAGTCGGTTCGGTCACTTCTACCGTATTAAGGGGTTCGAATAATCGTCCACCATTTGCATTCGCACCATCTACCGAGAGATACTCAACTGTGATCTTTGCACCAGCTTTAGGTACCGCACCAAGTGTGGAACCATTACCAAAGGTTAACTCATAGTAACCATTTGGTGCTTCCTTTAGAATGTATGCAGGAGTGGTTGCAGTTATATTAGTTGCGGTTTCTAGATTGACATAAGTGGTAAAGTCATCCGAAGTCGAACTCTCGTATATCTTAACTATCGCAGTTGCACGGTCAAGGTTAAGATCGGGAATGATGTACATAGTTTCTTCTGCATCTTCCCCTGCAAAGAAAGTTTTAGTCTTTGCAATACCTTCGTAAATAGGGATACTGGTAGAACCCGACAGTGTTGTGAACTGGAAGAAGTTGTTACCGTCATTAGTAGCCTGAATCAATTCCTTAGTCTGGAATGTGTAGGATGCATCATCAATAGATGCATTAAACTTATATCCAGATGCAATCTGTAAAGTCTCAGGTACATCTGCTTGGTCGATACCGATGTTGAAGGACATATTGATAGTAGCTTGTGATGCAGTTTTTGACTGAGGTACATAACCCAATGTCTCTGCGTGTGATACGACCGAAGATCTCAACTGTGCAGTATTCAAGAAAGACTCGTTCAACGCCATGTTTGCAGTTAAACCATTGATGTGCGTATTGTAAGCCAATACATCCAATAGATTAGATATACCAGACGCTTCGAAGTCATAGTCCGAAAACTCCGACTGTTGTTTTAGATATGTCTTTAGATTGTTTTTGATCGCATCAAAATCTAAAGATGAGGAATTAATAGTCGTTGCCATTATCGTAACCTATTCAGTCTGGTTGTAAATTCTACGGATTGATTAGAATTTACGATGTTAAAAATTATCGTAAGTGTAACACTATTTCCGTCAACATCTGTTTCGGGAATTACTTGTAGAGTTTCGGAATTTATTCTTGGTTCGAAAGCACGAATGTTCTGTAT